TTTCAAGTAGCCCCAAGACCTCTTCAAGGTTCTCTTTGTTAATCCAAGGTAACATGAGAAACTTTTTGCTTCCGAGTTTGAGGTGCTTTGGTTCTGAGTAGATTGTGATGTTTTCATACTGCTCTAGCAGAAGTTCGGGTGAGTTGATGCGATTGGTGTTCTTGTAATATGTACAATGATTACCAAGAAGCATGTGGACTTTGTAATCTTTCAGGCGGTCAAAGTAATTGGTTTTGACGCGATGGAAAGTATTGAAGTCCATTGACTTGCGATTGTCAAATGTATCGCCAAGATCAATAACAGTAGTGATACCTTCTTTCTCTAAGGTTGGAAAAAAGATATTGTCATAAAACTTCTGAAAGTAATTCCAGAATGCCAAAGAACCTTTCCTTCCGTCAAGGTGCTGGTCTGTAATAAGTGCGATTTTCATTGAGGTTTGTGGTCCTTCATACCGTCATGATTGCCGTCACCAGGCAGTTTACCATATGCAAGATACTCCACTGCTTGCAATGAACCCTGCAATCGTGCAAGATCTTCTTGAATCTTCACATACTCAGCATAGGCATCGTACAACTCATCTGCCCTTGCAGTGAGTTGAGCAGTTCGTTTTGTGAAACGCTCAATCAATTGTTCGTAGTTTTCAGTTGGTTTCATAATTTACCTCCTACAGTTCCATCAAACTGCTGGGAAGTTGTGCAGTTTGCCCAGTTGGTAGCGACACCTTCCATGTGGAATCTTGTTCCCGCCACAACAACGTCTTTCGTAAGTCCTGTGATGAGTGGCGTACCATCCTCACCAAAGCTATTCCACGTTCCAAACCTTGACGCTGAGACTCGGAACTTTCCCCAAGGTGTTTCATACCACTCATATTCACTTTCCATTCTTATCTTCCTTTGCTTTCATCTCCCGCATTGTTTGATGAAGACGTTCAACTGCTTTTTGAGTCTCCTTGGTTTCATCCCACTCCCAAGTGTTACCGTTTTTGTCAACAAAAGTTCTAGTCGTCATCGGTTCATCCTAATTTCAATGTTTTCTTTGATGCTGCCCATATCAGAATAGGAAGCGTTCATACCAGCCATACTACCATCATATGTGTCGGTGTGCATCACTTCGTCATATCCCGAACGCTCAAGAATCTTGTTCTTGATTTCCATTTGTTTCTTTTCTTTCTGAATACGACGAAGGAAAGCGTAGTAGATAATTTGAGTGAAGTAAGCAAACGGGTTCTTTGATTTTTCTGGATCAAAGTTGTCAATATATTGAAGACAGTTTTCAATGCCATCGCAGATCATGTCCTCACGGAACATGTAGTTGACAAAGTTTGGTTTATATGATAAATGTGTTGCAATCTTCAGGAAGCATTCTCCTAGGTAGTTCGTGACACGAGGTCGCGGTTTACCTAACTCCTTTGCCCTAATCACGCGGGCACGGTAAATGGAGATCGCTTCCAAAAACTCTTTATTATTGACGTAATACTCTGTCTTCTTCTTCATTAACTTGGTTTGCTTTCTCGTACAATTATTATAAGTTAACGACAAACATATGTCAACCGCTTGACAAGACCTCAGAAACTTAGTAGAATAACTCTGTCAGGGTTCAAGAGAGGTTGTAGCTTTTAGCTTCTTTTAAATAACTCTTCTAGAAATTTTTTAGTTTCTTTTACTGAACCTAAGTTACCCATGTTTCTAGAAAACTTTTGAGGTTCTAAAGCATCTCTTGTTGAGGAGAGTTGTGTGATATGTTTTTCTACAGATGTGTTGTAGTAGTTTTCAATTCTAATATCTTCAACTTCTGTCATCGTAAGAATGTGATTCTTATTGAGAACAAAGAAGTGATCAAATGTTGAGTGAATCCACTCTGTTAGAAAAAACCCGTTGGTTGTTACCTGTTTCTTTTGTTGATTTACATGGTTAACTTCCATCGGGTTTTCTAGTATCAGACTATCTTCATCTGGTAGATAAGAAACTTTTGAAATAATTTCTTCGCCTGTAATTAACTTTATAGTCGCTAGGAATTCTTCTTCCATATTTAATTTGCTCTAAGGTTTACTTTTATAACCTCATACTTAAAGTTCTCTTCATTGTAAATATTTACTCTCTCATTCAAATGTTTGAGTGTATAGTTTTGTCCGCCGATGTCATCAGCGATATCGTATAAGGTTGCAATGTCTTTGCCTTCGCCTTTCCTGAGGACACGTCCAATAGATTGGAGATTACGAATTCTTGATTTGCTTGGTGATGCAAAGATAATATTGTGTAGACGTTTGATGTTAATACCAGTAGAGAATGTGCCGTAAGAGGCAATGATAACAGCGTTGTTCTCAGTCTCAGTAATCTGTCGGACTTGTTCTCGGTCTTCAACATCAGTTCCACCATGAACGAAAAAGATTTTCCGCTCGGGATCTATGGTGTTATTTATCAATTCAAAAAGTGGTTCACCATGCTTCTCCACATAGTTGAACAACACAAGAGTGTTCCCTTCAATGTCTTTAACTAGGTTTTTGATAAGATTATTTCTACCACGATGCTCTACCAGATAATCAATTTCATCATGGTAGCTTTCAAAGTATTGCGGGGCGTGTTTACATAGCAGCACTTTGATCCTAAATTTGCTAAGATATCCAGACTTAATCAGATCATCTGTTTTAGTTACACGTTCACAATCGCCAAACAATCCTTCCAGTACCCATTTGTGAGTCTTACTGCCATCTAAAGTACCAGTAAAACCAAATCTATATTTTGCATTATGAAGCTTTGTCATAATGCCTGTCAATGACTTAGACTTGAAGAGATGAGCTTCATCTCCAATCACACAATCAATGTCATCAAAATATCTCTTGGGAAACTTATAGATAGATTGCCAGGTAGAAATAATAATTGGTTTATCAGTATTCTTATCCTTACCAGAGTAAATCTTATGGACATGATCATCAGCATTCCACCCGTAATCATTAAAGTCGTTGACCATTTGTTCCACGAGGGACGTAGTAGGAACGATGATGAGCGTTTTCTTGTTGGTGGCAGTATAGTATCTGACGAGGGAATAGATCATGAGACTCTTACCGCTGCCCGTAGGAGAAAGTAAAAGTTTGCGGTTATACTTTACTGCTTCATAGACAGCACGGTATTGATAGTCACGTGGTTTAATTTCTGGTCGGACAATTTTGTCCATAAATGTTTTGATACCAGCAGGAGAAACAAAATCATTTGTCTCTTCAACGTCGCCATACCAGTCATTCTTTTCATACTCAATTTGATATTGTCTTTCATTTGCCCAGACCTTAAGGTGCTCCATCAGTCCACCATAAAGTTCACCAGTGCCAGGGGAGTAAAGACGAATTGTTCCATCCCAGTATTTGTATCTGGGGTTCTTCTTTAGGAATTTTGCTTCAGGAACTTCAAACGAAAAATAGTCCGCAAGCTCCATATGAACATGGGGCTCCACGGACTGAACAGTAACGTAAACTTCGTTTTTCTTTTTAATACTCAGAGTGGTCATCATTGTCCATTTACAAATTTCTCCCACTCAATGGCACTCTTGATCTGGAAACCTCTGTTAGAAATTTGCTTCATGACTTGATCTAACCAGTAAAGCATCTGGTCTAGATATTTGATCTTCGCCTCAAGGTTGATGATCTCTTCATCTGCCTCAAGATAAGTTTTCATTTTTTCTGAAGTCTTGATGCTTGATCCAAATGGTTTAGAGGCGTAAGTTTTTGCGTCTGCTTCGCCTGAGTAATACTCACGTTTCTCTTTCACCATTTTACGGATCTGAAATTCCAGCGAGGTTTTGATCTGCTGAATGTCAGTGTAATGGTTTAAGTATTTATTATGTTGAAAAGGGATGTCTAACGCGAGTTGTCCCAGATCTGTGGTATACTGTTTGTTCTTAAATTGAAAGTCAACGGCACTATCTTCTGCCCATTGCTCTCTTAAATTATCAAATTTATCACGAAGAGTTTCAAAATTCATACACGCTTAGCAAACGATTCAGTGCGGACATCATATTTTTCATACTTAAACAAGACATCTGCCGTTAAGTATTCAATATCCCCCACTGTAGCATCAAATGGAACTCCAGACAAGCTCACTGGAAAAATGTTTGTAAACTCAACCATGTGGTTTGTGTTACTATGTGAAGTTAGGATCTGCAAAATTGCGTAGGAATATAAATCTTCCCCAGCTGCTCTTTCTTCTGCTAATCCATACTCACGAATCCAATCATGAATTGCAAGATAATTCTCCATGTCCTCATCAATAATGAATCGGATATTTAAATCCCCAAATGACACACCTCCACTGGGAGCGATGGGAATATTTCTGAATGGAGTTGGGACTTCTGCGAATGGCATAGAGATTTCAGGAATGGATGCACTCTGACAGAAAAAATCTACTCCCTTAAAAAGTTCAAGATTAAACTTGAACCCAATAGGAGATAGAAAATTTCTATTCTTTGGCTGCTCTTTATACCATTCAGCAGGCATGTCAACTTCCCAAGCTACAAGTTATTTATCCTCGTTATACCAGAAGTCTGCCCAGTCAACTTCATCCGCTTCGTAGATTGGACAGGGTTCTTCCATCAGGATATCATTCTTCATTCTCTTAGCAGCTTCTGCTAGTTTTTTTAATTCTTCTTCCGTCATGTGTGATACTCCTGTAGAATCTCTAAAAGCGAACTGAGTGCAGCATGGTAACCATTTCGCCAATCTTCAGATTTTTCTCCATGATGACCGTTATACAATGATGTCTTCATTCTATACACTTTTGACTCAATGTCAATCTTAGTCAGTCTACCTCTTGCCATTGATTGCACCTCCATTGTATTTTACTTTAGCAATTGCTTGCCTGTAATACAACGAATTTGTATCACCTGCTTTTTCTAATTGTGCCACAATGGAAGACCAAATGATGTATTGCATTTGACTACGCATTATTACTTATACTAAACTTATTACTAGTTATAAAAAAAGGGGACCCGAAGGTCCCCTTGTGTTGTTTTGTGAATAAAGATCACATGAGGTTCTCAACCTTAACACGACGATAATACTGGTTGCGGTTAGCAGTAAGTGCTTCAGCATCAGGAGTACCGTTTGCCTGTACAACGAATGGGTTAGCGACCATGCCGTAGCGGGTCTTAAATCCAATCTTAGGCTGGAAGGTGTCAGGACCGATTGAACGAACCATCTGGAGGGGAACATATGGGCAGTAGAATAGACCTGCGTCATATGCTGAGGTGCCCTTGTAACCAACTACGTAGTAGTGTGAGTTAGAGAGGTTAGCAGAATAAGGATCAACATAAACCTTGATTCTGCCGTTCATGGTTCCGACAAGGAGGTTACCAGTGTCATCAACTTCACCGATGGAAGGACCACCAGCACCAGTTAGACCTGAGGTGTAGTCAAGAGTACCAGACATAGCGAGAGCAGAAGCAACATCAGCAGAAGTGATGATGAAGTTGCCCTTTCCTCTACGAGTCTCTTGTGCGATAGCGTTAGCGTCACGCTCAACTTGGAACATTAGACCCTTGAATTTCTCAACGGACCAACGACCGTTTGAGTCAACGTCAAGGTCAAAACGACCAGCGTTAGCAACGTTGTTCTGAGCACCAGGCTTAGCGATGGTGTAGACAGTACGAACGACTTCGCGGTTGATTTCAGCAAGGATCTCGCTTGAAAGGATGTTAGCGAGTTCTTGCTCAGCATCAAGACCATGGATTGCCTTGAGGTCTTGTGCTAGTTCTAGAGTGTATTCTGCCTTGAGAGCTCTGGACTTTGCAGTCACAGCAGTCTTCTCAATGCTGAATGACATCTCGCGGAAGAGTTTGCCGCTCTCACCTAGAGCTTCGGCATCTTCACGTGCCATTGGGGTTACGCCACGGTCATATGTTCCAGCGGGGGAATCATTGAGGAGACCTGGGTTTGAACCTGCAACTGGGTTAGCAGTATCATATGCGTTTGCAGTTGCGTCGTATGCTGCAGAGAAGTCGCTGTCGGGCTCGTTATAGAGTGCCTCAACACCACCACGACCTTCGTAGTGTGACTTCATTGCGAAGATTAGTCCAGTAGGACCAGACATTGGTTGAACGCCACAGATATCGTATGCAACGAGGTTAGGCATTGCACGACGAATGAGGCTGATCATGACGGGATCAAATCCAGCAAGACCACCAGTTTGGGTGGTTAGACCTGAACCTGAAAGTGCATTACCGCCGATAGCACCAGCAATATTACCTGCTGCACCACCTGCTTCTGCGAGCATTCCGCGTTCTTCACGCATGAATCTCTCTTGGTTTTCCAACAGAACAGCGGTGACAGCCTTTCTATAATTGTCCTTGATGGAGCCAGCTCCCTCATGACCTAGAACAGGTGCCCACTTTTCTGTTAGAGCTTGTGCGTTAAACATTAGCTTGCTCCGAGTGTTAGAAAAGTTTTGGGTTAAAATTATTTATTATTTCCAGCGGTTCAACGCATCTAGATATGCCGCCATTGAAGGTGCCATATCCTCTGCAATTACTGGAGTTTCATCTGCAACTTCTGCTGCAGGTGCAACTGATTCCTTGAAGTATGACTCTTTGATGGTCTTAACCTTCTTAGAGAATTCTTCTTCGGAAACAAAGTCAACACCCTCAGCGAGTGCTGCTAGTTTATCTTTTTGAGTGTCGGTGAGACCTTCCGAAACAGTGTTCAGAATGTTAAGTTTTGCCGACTCATTAAGACGATTCTGTAGTTTCACATTTGCTTTGACCTGTTCGTCAAGGCGAGCTTCCATTTCACGAATTGATTCTGCCATACCTTCTACCACATCAACCTTGTCGTCGGGGATAGAAATGTAGTGCTCTTCAAAGAGATTCTTGAGACCTGCAATGAAGTCTTCAGTAATCTCATTTCTGATTCCACGGTCAACAGCGACTTGGTTCTCTTCCAACCACTGACCGATGGCGTAGTTCACAGTGCCATTAACTTCTTCTGAAAGTTCCGACTTGATTGAATCAACTTGCTTATCAAGTTCGGTGGCAAAGTGCTCTACAAGCTTGTCATACTCTTCCGAGATTTTTGCTTTGACTGCTGCTTCAAAGATAGTCTTTGCTTTCTCAGCAAACTCTTCGGAGAGTTCTGTACCCTCAAGGAGAGCGTTAACGTCGTCAGAAACGTCAAGGCTTTCAAATGCGGGTTTGATAGGATAAGATACGTCGGGACCTTTTTTGGTGCCATATGCAATTTCAGCACCGAGAGAATTAGCACCTGCTTCATCGCCAGGTTTGCCAGCGGTTGAAGTTACGCTACCATCTTGTGAGATGGGTGCTGCTGCCTTAGCACCAGGATTCTCTTCGCCTTCTTCCTTGTTAGAATGAAGGGGTTCAGACTGGGATCCACCAAGATCAGTTTGTGACTGATTAGGTGCAACCGATGTAGGAACAGTAGGCATTGGGTCTTTACCGCCGCCACGCTGTTGTGGATCACCCGAAACTGCTGCGGGATCTGAACCTGTAGCGGGAATTACTGAAGCAGTTACACGAGGCATGGGATCCTGTGCTCCCGCTTCCATAACGATTTGCTGCTCGCCCAGAAACTCCTCAAACTTTTCGTTTAACATGTCTGACATTTTGAGTCCTTCCGTAAATCTTATGATTATCTATGTTTATTTATGAAATTACAAACCTGCGAGGAAGTTTTGGAACACCTGAAGTGTTCTCTCCTCTAGGTTTTGACGGGTTGCCCCATCAATATACGTTTGGTATTTAGCAATTTTTGCTTCCTTAAGAATACCGTTATCCCAAACCCACTCTTTACCTTCCATGATTCCGTTAACAAAAGCATCTGGTGCAGAGGGATCTGCTACGATATCGGCAGCAGTTGCTAGCATGAAATCATCCATGACATAGTTTGCATCTTCACGCTTATCAATGCTTCCCATACCACGAGATGAAACACCTAGTTGGACACCTTCACCTAGAAGTGAAGATGCAATTTTTCCCATAGGAGTATCTAGAATCTGTGCCTTGCCGTAGAAGTTAGTGCCTTCTGCTCTAAGTTCGGTAATTCTGTGGGATACTCTGTCAAGATTGACAGTAGGACCATCAGGGTGACCCAGCTCACCAAGAGCACGTTTAGTTTTAACATACTCTTCGTTGTAACGACCAACTTCTCTTTCAAGAACTTTGAAAGGATATACTCTTCCGTTTCTGTTTCTTAGTTCAGATTGGAGGAACACACCCTCAATATACATCTTTTTGGAATCACCTTTTCCTTCGGTGATTACCTGTACATTTTCAATCGTTTCCGTTATCAGTTTCATTGGTTTCGGTATCTACTGGTTCGTCAAAAAATGTTTGAGCGACAGTTTGCTTATACGTTGACATAGCATCCGATGCCTTCGCATACAGCATGTCATGAATGGCATCAATTGCTTTCGCTCTTTCGTTATCTGCAATAGCAGTAACTACATTGATCACTTCCGCTTCAGGGTTTGCCTGTTCCATAGTTTATAATCTCAATATGTTTTATTTATTACTTGATGTAGGTTTGGGTTGTGCCTTCAGCATTTGCAACTGCTTTTTATGGGCATCATCTGCCTTTTCCTGTTCTCTTTCGTGTGAATCGTCTGCCTGTTGTGCCTGAATCTCTGGGGCAAATGCCTGGTTCTGACGATCCATCATGTCAAATGTATTGACATCCGCAGGACTCATTGCAAGTCCTAGATCAATCTCACGATTCATCTGAGTATCAATTTCCTTATACTCCTTCTCATTTTGCTGGAGAATTTGTCTACGGATATACTCTACGGAGAAATACTTACCAACAAAAGGATCCATCTGAGTTGCAAGATTGATGCGTTGCATCATGAGTTCTTGCTCTTTCAACTCATTGAAGTGATTATCAAACAGGAAGTCATATTGAATATGCTCCTTCATGTCATCCCAATCTTCTGGAGTAATTACTCCTTTGAGGATGAGTTGGGTCTTGAGAATATCGTGGAAGAGTTCACTAAATCTCTTACGTAGTCTTCCGATGAACTTGGTAAATTTGAGTTCGTCACGTAGGACTTCAGTTGTTTTACCGAGGTTAAATCCTTTGTTATCGTCGGTAAGACGAGAAGGGGGAAGGTTGAGAGAGTTATAAAGCTTCTTCTTGAAATACTCAACATCTTTGAGTTCGCCTAGGTTCTGACCACCAGGAAGAGTTGTGATCTCAGTTCCTCTGCCACCTTCACGGCGAGGTAACCAGAAATCTTCCAGCATACTCATATGCTTTTTGTCGTCACGGATCTCTCCAGTGCTGGCATCGTAAACTAGTTTGTTACGATAACGTGCCATTACGTCGCGGAGATATTGTTCTGCTTTTACCTTAGGTAGATTACCTACATCAATGTAGAAAATTCTACGCTCAGGAGCACGTGACAATCTGTAGATAACAAGAGCATCTTCAATCATGCGAAGTTGATTGAGTGACTTAATTCCTTTGTGTAGGAAACTCAAGTGCATTCTCTTGTTTAAATCTTGAACACCAGAGGAACAGAACGCGATAGCATCTGCAGCAATCTTGATTCCTTGGGAGTTTGACATATCTCCTACGGGACCAAGAGCACCTCCTCTGAGGTAACCTTTTGGATTGAAGAGATAATAATCAATGTATTGACCCCACTCGTATTCCAAGGCAGAACCTTTTAGTGCTCTGTTTACTCTGGGGTCGTCTGAACCGCTGCTAAGTTTTTGCCTGACTTTACGAATCTTGAGCGGATCAATATAACGAAGTTCTAGAATACCTTTCTTTGGGTTGTCTAAGTCAATGACTTTATGGTAAAATAATCTACCATCAACATACCAAGATCTGACAATCTCATGGGCACGATTATCAAAGTTCAACATTTGTTTGATTCTATCAAACTCATCGCGAATCTTTTTCTTGACCCCAGCACTAACATCTAAGTTATTGAGATCAACTTCAACGCAACTATCGTTAGCGTCGCTTACAACAAATTCATTAACAATTTCATCAACAGCAGAATCTACCTCAGGATGCAGAGACATGTCCCTGTATCTACGAATGAGTTCGTACTCGTTTCTTGCGGTAGCGTCTGTGTCTACGTATGTTCCAAAATAACCACCTGCTGCTACTGAAACTGGTTCGTCAGCAGAAGGAGGGACAGGGGACTGACCCTTCTGACCCTCCTTACGGTTGATTTGGAAGCCAAATAATTGACTCATTACTATTCAAATCAGATTCGTTCTACTATTTATGGGATTGAAATTCCGCTTCTTCCTGCATCTGACTCATCGCCAGACTCACCATTTACAGTCCAATATGAATATTGGAATTCAACAGTGAACTCCTCAATCTGATCGTTGCTATCGTAAGCAAGATCAATTGCTGAGGTGCTGGTTGGGAATGCATACCATAGTTTGTAGGATCTTAGAACTGTACCACCCGCAGATGAATCCTTCTCAAGTTGCTTAACGATGACGCTAGCAGAATATGCTGTAGGATCAACTTCATCAGTTGTGTTTGCCTGATGGGTGTTAAGAACTTTGAGCCACTCTTCAAAGCGAGAGCGGACCTTCATGTCCTTATCGTTGATGAAGGTTGCAGTCCAGTTATCAAAGGTTCTGTCCCCAGCGATCTTTACAGTTCTACCACGGAAAGGAACTTCAATAACTCCAACGTTTGAAGCTGGAAGTGCTGCAGACTTACACATTAAACCCGTGAGTTCTGTGTCTCCAGATACCGCGTCAGGGAAGCTGATGTCCACTTGGAACATGTTGGGTCTTACACCCTGCTA